CCATGGGGTTGTTGGGGGTTGGGGGGTTGGGTGCGGCCGGGGCCGCTGTTGCGCCGGGGTCGAGTTGACGCCCGATCCCGACGCTGGAGTCGGCCGGCACGCTGACCACGGACACCTCGTGGGGTTGCCATGAGGTGGCCAGGATGCCGTCTTGGCCGTCCTGGCGGAGGGGTGCTGCGTCGGTGATGCTGTAGCCCACCGACACATTGCGCAGGATGCCGTCGCGCACCTCGGCGAGCTTTTCTTCCGCGAACGGGGATCGGCTGAATCTGACCGAGACCATGCCGCGACCGCCATCAATCCAGGCCCGCTCGATCACGCCCAGCACGCGGTCCGGGTCGTGATTCCAAAGCAGCGGTGCTCCATCGTTGAGCCGGCTCATGTCCATGGCGCCCTCCGCATGGCTCAGCACCTCGCGGNNCGAACCACCGATCAACAGGCGTTTCGCTGCTGAAGCTGAATTGCAGGGTGCGCGATACTTCGCCATCGGCTGCACCTGCGCGCGCGGCTGTTGCGTAGTCGAATGTTGCGACACGCCGAAGCGGTTGACTGTTTAGCTCGCGCAGCTCCAGCATTGGCGCCAGTTCCTGTTCGCGATTCAGCGTAGCGGCACCACTCCGGTCGTCCTGCAACGACTTGATCCGCTCCGCCTTGGCGCTGGCCCATGCCTGTCCGGGATCGCCGCCCCAGGCCGCCCATGCCACGCGGCCGGCGCTGGGGTAGCCGTCCTCGCCAGGGCTGAACCCCTCGCCCTGCCTGTCGACCTCGTGCCGGGCGAACCATGCCGCCATCGTGATCACCGTGTCGGGGCTCATCTCATCGCCCGAGAGGATCTGCGTGGCTCGGGCTGCCGCGACACCGGTGCCGCCATCCCGGCCCTCGGTCTTCCAGTCGCGGTAGCGCTGCGCCTCCTCGCGCATGCCGTCCGTGGGCATCAGATCGATCTCGGTGCCGTTGACGTCTGCCATCAGGTCGGCCCTCCAGGTTGCTCGGCCAGATCCTCAGCGGTGTCAGCAGGGGCGGTCTCGGTCTCGCCGGGGCTGTCGCTGGCCGCGGCCGTGTCGTCGGGGCTGTAGGCGTCCTGCGGGATGATCGAACCAGGCGGCCGTGCTTGCGTCAGGCCGGCGCCGCTGACCTTGCCTGGGTCGATGTCGAGCGTCAGGCCCAGCTCCTGCGCCCTCGCGCGCTCCTCGGCCAGCGCCAGCAGTAGCTCCTCAAGGTCGCCGCCGCCGGCCGCGACCACCTCGCCCTGAGTCTTGAATCCGCACCGCACCGCGTCCTTGTAGGCCCCGACCTCCTTCTGCGGGTCGACCCATTCCCAGCCCCTCGGGAACCAGCGCACCATTGCCAGCCGGCCCGTGTCAGGCGTGGCGCCGGGGATCTGCAGATCGCCCGAGGCCAAGGCGGCCTCCAGCCACCGGAGGAACACAGGCCGGCACAGGTGCTCAATGAGCCAGTCCTGCAGCATGCGCCACATCTCGCGGTCTTCCAGCAGGCTCAGGCGGCTGCTGCTGTAGTTGCTCTGGCTGTAGTCGCGGCTGATGGTCTCGTAGCTGCAGCCGATCGCAGCGGCGACAGCGCGCAGCATCCCCCGCATGAACGGCTCGAACTGACCGTCCGGTGCGTCCAGCTGGGGCACGCTGACGGTCTCGCCCGGGGCCAGATACTTGAACACCCCCGGCTCGAAGTTGCTGACCCGCTCGTCGTCGTACACCTCATCACCCTGCAGCTCGCCCTCTGGGCTCTGGATGAACCCCATCAGGCTGCTGGCCGCCCGGGCCCGCACGACCTCGGCCTGCTCGTAGCCGGCCAGGTGGTGCAGGCGCTGGATTGCGGACGCCGTCCATGGCACGCCGCGAGTCTGGTTCGGTCGCTCAGAGATGAACAAGTGCCGCACGTCCGACGCGGGCACCTCAACCACGGCTCCGCCAACGCTGTTCACCAGGTCGCCAGGGTGGCGCGTGCGGAACGCATACGCCACCGGGCGCTGCCAGCGGTCAACCTTCACGCCCATGCGCCACTGCTGGCCGTCAGGCTCGGCGCCGTGGCTCTTGCCTTCGTCGCAGTAGTCCGACTCCAGGACCTCCAGGGCCAGCGGGGTGCGGCCGTTGCCCACCGCCTGCGGGACCAGGCGGATGAACACCTCGCCCGACTCAGCGACCGAGGTGATCGCCAGCCGCAAGATCTCGGCAAACGACAGCCGGCCGGCGACGTGGCAGGTGTCAGCGTGACACCAGTCCTCCCATGCCCTCTCGATCTGCCGGTTGATGTTCGCGTCAAGTCGGCCGCCGCCGCGTTGCATCGGAACGCGGCCCTGCAGCCGGATGCCGCGACCCACGACATTCGCGCCGATCGCCCGGATCGCCTGCCTGGCGTAGGGGTTGTCGCGGACCAGCTGTCGGGATCGGTTCCGCAGCCTGACGAGACTGCCGTCGATCTCGGCATCGGCACTGGTGCCGGACGTGACCCAGTCGCTCGTGAGGCGGCTGATCATCGCGCCCTCGTAGGCGCGGCGCCTGGGGGGCGTCGGCTCGGGCTTGCGCTTGCGCTTCGCCATCAGCTGAACCTCACGAACAGGTTGCCGGGGTTGCCGAGTCCCTGGGCCACCTTCTCGGCGGCGCGCTCACGGGCGACGATCGCCTTCAGCTGCGCCTCCCGCTGCATCAGCTGGCCCAGATCCTGCGCGGTAAAGCTGCGGCTGCCGATGGTGTACTGCTTGGCCTTCTTGGCGATCAGCTCGCGGATCGCCAGCTGCACGGCCTCCAGGTCCTGCTCGGCCTGGCTCCTGCCGTCGAACGCCGCAGGCTGGCCGGTGTAGTACAGGCTCGGCAGCACCGTCGTCGTGCCGTTGCCGTACGGCACCACCAGGGCGCCGCTGGTCAGGCGGGTTTCCCAGTACCAGGTGCCGGCGTCGAATCCGGTCGTGGTGCTGGCGCTGATGGCCATGTTCCAGCCGCCGTCGCTGCGGGCGGTGCCGACCACCGTTGCGCCCTCGTGGTTCACGTCCGTGCGCAGGTAGGTCGTCAGCGTCCAGCTGGCCGACGTGGCTGCGTCGCCGTTCAGGTCAACCCCCGCCGGCTCGATCCACTGGACCGTCGTTCCTGCTCTGATCTCCGCCGGGACGGTCATGGGGTGGCCTCCTGGTCGGACTGTAGCGGCAAAGAAAAACCCCCGTCTCCGCGACAGGGGCCGATGCCCACGCACTCCACGCCCATCCTACCAGCCCTGCACGAACCCAGCAGCGGGCCGCGGCGGGCGGCGGCGCGGCTGCTCGGCAGGTGCCGCCGGCGCCGGTGTGCCCGCGTCGGCAGCCTTGGCCAGCTGCTGCCACATCGTCGCCCGGTTGTAGCGGCGGCGCACCAGCTCCAGCAGGGCCAGGCAGTAGACCGTCAGGTCGAGCGGTTCATTGCGCGCGCCGGGCGGCTTCTGCCACTCGAGCACCTGAAACCCCTTCACCGTGCGCGGGACCAGTCGCTCGCAGGTGAGCCCCTGCAGGAACTCCTCGGTGGCGTTCTGCCCGAAGTGGACCGCGCCCTCGCGCTTCAGCCTGGCGTAGATGGTGCGCTTCAGTCCATCGGTGCCGACCATGTAGAGCGTGACGCCGCCTTTGATCGTGACGCCGCGGGCGTTGACGTCAACCTTCCGGCCTTTGCTCAGCGGCGGTGATGCCTTGACGCTGCTGCCCTTGAGTGCTACCACGCCGTCGCGGGCGTGGGCCCTGCAGTAGGCGTAGGCCTCCTGGGTGAAGTGGCCGCCGGTGTCGATGCCGCAGTGCCGCACCTTCATCACGGTGCCGCCCTCGCGGGGCCAGGCGGTCTCGCGGATGGTCGTGACCTGCCGCCACACGTCGCCGGCCGAAGGGTCGCCCTCGATCTTCTGGTGCCAGATCAGCCATTGTTCCTCGTCGGCGCCGAATCCCCAGACCGCCACCTCGAGCCAGGTGTCCTGCACGTCGACCGCCATCAGCAGCAGCACCACGCCAGCAGGGCACCAGCCGGTCTGGTAGCCCTCGGCGGCGGCGCGCTCCATCAGGCCGTCGGCTGACACCTTCGCCACAGCCTCATCCTCCCAGGCCTCGGCCGCGCGCTTGTTGACCCAGCCCTTCAGCAGCAGAGGGTCGGCCTTCGCCCGCAGGAACTCGTCGCGGATCATCTCCCAGCTGGTCCAGCCCGCTGGCGCATACCAGCCCGGCAGGTGGAAGCCCGCGGTTATGCCATCGCCCTGGGCGGTCGCGCGCCACTCGGCGCCCATGAGCATGCTCGTCTTGTGGTGCTGCGCCACCCGCTCGCCGCAGGCTGGGCACTGGCACCACACCTCGCCGTCGGGGCTGTCCCAGCGCATGTGCTCGCGCCACTGCAGCACCTCGCGCGATCCGCAGCACGGCATCAACGCGGCCAGGCGGCGGCGGTCGCTGCGGGTCTCGAACTCCTGGGTGATCCGGCACATGCCGCGAGTGCCGGGCGTGCTGGTGATCAGCACCTTCCCCATCGGGAAGGTGCTCGTGCGGGTCTCGGCGTTCTCCAGCGGGTCGCCCTTGTCGTCGGCCTCGAGCGGATAGCTGCTCACCTCATCCGCCGCCAGGTAGGCCGCTGGCATGCTCTGCAGGCCGCTGCCGCTGTTGGCGCCGGTCAGCACGAACAGGCCGCCGCGGAACTCCTTGAGGAACATCGTGTTGCCCGAGTCGCGGCTGCGGGCCGGTGCGATCAGCTCACTCAGCACCGGTGTCTCCTTGAGCAGCGGGTCCAGGCGCTGGCGGTTCAGCCGCTTCGCCATGTCGAGTGTCGGCTGGACCAGCAGGGTGGGCCCGGGCCAAAGGTGGATGATCGCGCCGAGCCAATTCAGCACGGCCTCGGTCTTCCCCATCTGGCTGCCGAACATCAGCACCACCCGGCGCCAAGGGCTGCTCGGGCTGAGGCAGTCCATCGGCTCGCGCAGGTACGGGGTCCGATCGGTGCGCCAGGGCCCAGGCTCGCTGCTGCCCTTGCGGCTCAGCATCCGGTGGGCGTCGGCCCACTCGCTCACCGTCATCGGTGCCGGTGGCGTCAGCCCCTCCAGGAACGCCGAGCGGTAGACCTGTGCGGCGTCAGCCATCCGCCAACCCCCGCAGCGCCACCCTGATCTCTTCGCTCAGCAGGTGGTGGCAGATCCGGCTGTCCTGGGTCGCAGCCAGCTGCGGGGCCAGGCGGTCGGCGATGCCCATCAGCTTGTCGCGGATGGCGCGGGCCAGGCCGAAGGCCTCCTTGCGTACGTCAGCAGCTGGCACCAGCTCGCCGCGACCCTGGAGGGCCTCGAGCCGGGCCTTCTCGGCCTGGTAGTGCTCACGCCTGGCGCGGCTCTCGTTCAGGCCTGGGATCTCATCCTCTGGCAGCGACTGGATCAGGTCGCGCAGCTGTCGGACGG